GATCGTATCGCAACTGGATTAAGAGATACTTTAACTTGGGATACTCTTTATCAAATGGTTGATGAGGCAGTTTTAGAATACTTGGGTATAAAAGAAAAGAATCCAAGTACAACTATTGAAACCATTGAATTAACAATGGAGAAGGAGAAGAAGGAAAGAGAGAAAGAGTTTAAGAAGAACTTTGATATGGTTAAGTTAGAATCATCCTCATGGACTATTGATGTACCAGTGAGGAAGAAATGAAAATGAATAATGAGACTAAATTAGTTTTTGCATTAGAACATACCGCACACCTATCAGATTTGATAGAGGGTAATGAATGGGAGCAACATTTAAGAGGTGCTTTATCCACTCTTGAATTTGAGTTTAAGAGACAATTGGAACTTGAAAGGGATCGTAAACATATAAGATAATCTTATAGGCATAAATTTTTATTAAATTGTATCAGCGAATACAGACACAATTTGCATAAATAATGATAGAATTAGGGATAACAAGATGATCTAAATCTCTTCGTTATTGTAGTTCATTAGAGGCAATTATGCACAACTTAATTTCATTTAATCAATTAGCTGGATCAAAACATATGGAATATGCAGATTCACAAGATGATTTACTCACCGAATACTACGAGTGCCTAATAGACTGTGAAGACGACCAACATGTTTGTAAACGTATATGTAAGGAGGTTTTAATTTAAAACAAATCGACGTTTATCTTAACAAACAAATGAATAAGTATCAACATCCACCTTAAGTAAATTCAATCAATAATCACACCCCTTGACTTTTTAGTTAAGGGGTTTTATAATGTCTAAAATTATAAGTATAACAATGATTGAAAATGAAGGAGAACTTATAGCAGAATTGTTATGTATTACTGGAGAATTGGGTGGTAAAATGGAGAGATTAACCACTTATGATAGTGCAGGTAGAACAGGTAAGAAGATTATAATAGAATATGATATAAAAGATAAACCAGCATAAATACCTATTCGGAATATTTTATTAATATACATGAATGATAAGAAAGCAGCAAAAACTATATTAAAGAGAGCAAAGAAACATCCTGATTGGTATAGTAAGGATGAGATAAAGTATGCTAAAATGGTAAAGAAAAGAATCAAACAAGAGGAAAAGGATGCAGAACGAAAGTTTAAAAGTGAATCAAAATAGTGATGGTTCTTTCACATTAGAATGGGATAAGAAAGATCCTAATTGGAAGTTCTTAAACAACTTGACATCTAAAGAAATACAAGTTATTATGCAACAAGCGATTCAATACGACAAGAATGACCGAAAAATCTGAGTATAGTTATTCTATACAAAATCTGCAAGATGCACTACGAGAAGTAATGGTTGGTGAGTACACACCACAAGAAATACATGAGGTCATACTTGATACTATCAGAGATAACATGAGGTATTATAGAGCATGTTATAATGATAGTGTAAGACTCTTAGCTTTATTAAAAGGTAATACTAATAAAGATATTGAAGTTATTGATGGTGGTTATACTGAGAATGATTATTGGAATGGTAAACTCAGTGGTAAAGAGTTTCAGGAAGCATTAGAGAAGTATGGATTTGATTATACTCCGATTGATAAAAGTAGATTTAAACTAGATTCACCTGAACTACATAATGAAGATGAAGATTAATTATGGCACTATCACAACAAACAATAGATCATTTACTTGAAGCAGAAGGTAGTATTAGGTCAGCACTTAAATGTGCTGCTATTAATGAAAAACCTCTAGTTATAACTCAAATATCTAAATTACTATATGATATTGAGAGTATGAAAGAGTTTGAAAATCTTATGGACGTAGTTGAGGAGCATAATCAATCAAGAGATTAAGATATATTATCTAACTCTAAAGACAATATAAAATTTATAGATAATTGATATAACTAATGTTATAATATCAACACATACTTCTTAAACTCATGGTAAACTTAGACGAAAGGTATCATTCTTACTTAGATGGTAGTAAGAAAATGAGAATAGATGGTGAAGAAGAGAAAGTCATTGCTTATGGGTGGCATTGTCAGGATGGGGACATAAAAGGACACTATGTTACGACAGAAAATCATAAATTGTACTATAATATGAATCAAGAGTTTGTTAGGAAGAAATCACTTAGAGAACTTCAAACAATCTCTTGAAAATAAATAATGATGAGATTATTGAACTCTAAAGTAGGATGGTTACGCACTATGACGATTAAGCACGATTTAGAACATGAAGTTTATCTTGATCCAAAAGATAACAAAGAGCATATCAATCATGGTATGTTGGAGTATAGTAAGGAAGACTTGGAGAATGTTCACGCAGATTATGATGAGTATCATAAAGGAGATGTGGTTGATAACAATGAAGGAAAGATCAATGATTGGCACACTAGACACGAGGATAAGCACCTAGAAGTATATTGTGATAATCATCCTGACTCATTAGAGTGTAGAGTGTATGACGACTAGGACAGTTTAAAAACCTTCACACCCACCTTGCATTTTAATGTAGGGTGGGTTATACTATGTTTAGTTAAATCAACTTTGTAATGACTCCAGAACAAGCGTTGAGATTTAAAGAACTTTATGAGGAAATGTATTCTCTCTGTGGTGGGAGTGATCCATTTTCATATGCAAGGGCAAGAGAGATTAATATGGCAGCAACTTTTGGTCATACAGTAGCAGATACATATTCTGGTGCTGATGCCTATGATGGTAACATACCTTTAGAATATAAATCAACCATTGCAAAGAGTATCAATGCAACATATAATGGTATTAGTGTTCAAGATAGTTGGGAAGAGCAAAAAAGATATATTATAGAGGATAAGATTGGTAAGTATCCCTATCATTACTATGCACGTTTTGCTGATGGTAAGGTAGTAGAAGCATGGAAACTTACTGGTGAGAAAGTATTGGAAATTCTACTCCCTAAGATTGAGAGACAGTATCCTAAGAAGAAAAATGGTAATGCCAAAGACCCTAGAATTGGTGTTACAGTATCACAGAAAGAGATTAAAGAAAATGGAGAGAGAATCATGTAGTTGCAAATTTCTTTATTCCATACTATACTATTAAAATAACATTTTTATTATGAAATTTTCTACAAAAGAACTTGCTAATCAAATCAGAACAGGTCAATACCCAACCGAGAGAAGAGATACCACTCAGTTTTTTACTAAATTAGGTGATGGTGTTTATGTTCCTGATGAAGATACCCGAATTCAAGTAAGAGATACTGATAGAGATATAAGTCGGGTTGAGCGTGGAGTTAATAAGATCAAATCTACTGGAGATTCAAGTGGACTCAAACCATTAACTCTTATTTACTTTCCTAAGTGGAATATAGAGAAACTTCTTAATGGAAACCATACCGCAGAGATGGAAGTTAATTGTGGTATTGATGAAGCGGATGCTCATATTGTTAATTTTGATGAGCAGTTAGATGGTTCAATGGCAAAAGTAAAGAGACTTGGAAATCTTCTAAATTTAGATGATGTTGAAACAGTTTCTACTGGTGATAATGATATAAGAGGTGAGTTGTATGAGTTAATGAATGAAAATTATGCTTCAACACAGAACGCAAAACCAACTGAAGAGCAAATTAATGATTTTATTGAAACATATCCTCAAATAACAAGAGGGACTATAGGACAGTGGATCTCTAATCATGATGAAGTAGGTAGTCGTAACAAACCTAAGAAGAGTTACACTAAGGCAGAACTGCAATTACAAAGAGAATCTTTCAATAATCAGTTAGATTATCAAGATTATGCAGTTTTAGAACCTAGAACTTTAGCACAGTGGAGAGATACGGGAATTTCATCAATCTTTAATGATTGTATGGAAGAAGGTAAGAAGAAAGCACTTGCTATTTTTTATTGCTCTACTTTAGAGCAGGTGGAGCAATTAAAGAGATATGGTAAAGGTGATAGTAGTGATGTTCGTAACACAATAGAACAGAAGTATGCTAGACTAGGTGAGTATTGGGGAGTAAAAATTAAAACTATTTTTTTAAGGTATGAGTGAGATTGATAGTGGTAAGGTATTATATTCTGGGGGTAATAACGATGAGTGTTACACCCCAGATTATGCTGTTAAACCTATCTTAGAATACATCCCTAAAGATGCAGTAGTGTGGTGTCCATTTGATAAAGATAGTAGTGAGTTTGTTAGATTAATATCAAAAAAGAATAAAGTTATAAAGTCTCATCTTCATAATGGTCAGGATTTTTTACAATGGCAACCTAAAGATCATTGGGATGTAATCGTATCAAATCCACCATTTAGTAATAAGAAGAAATTCTTTCAAAGAGCATTAGCATTTAATAAACCATTTGCATTAATAATGACTAATACTTGGTTGAATGATTCAACTCCAAAGATATTATTTAAGGATAAGGATTTACAACTGTTAATGTTTGATAAAAGAATGGAATTTAATCAGGGTGATGGTAGAACTACTGATAAAATAACATTCAGTAGTAGTTACTACTGTTGGAATTTCTTACCTAAGCAAATCATTATGAAGGAATTGATTAAACCTTTTAGACAGACTGTGCCAGTTTATCAAGTATCACAAGAGATAGAGACACCACTTACAAGAGTGCTATAATAACATTATGGGAAACAAAGACGGTTTCTTTCTAGTCTGACAAGCACCTATCCTAACTAGGGGAAGGTTAATGCAAAAGCGAGAAGCAGACACATGACCGAAAGAGTAATGCACTGTCTCCGTTTTTTGTTTCTCTCACCTTATCACACGCTAACGAGGAGATGGATGTGCCTCTGGGATCGCAACCCAAGAAAGAACTAACATCCCACGTGTTTTTTATTCCCTTTTAAAATGTCTGATCTATTAAACAGTTACACATTTGAGGCAAAGAAAATTGTTTACTATTCAGTAACAGTTGGTGCAGAAAATAAAACTGAAGCAAAGAGAATTGCATCTGATTTTGAACATTGCAAACATTATGAGGAGGTTGAGTATTGTGAAGGATATGATTATAAGGTAGGTAAACTATTAGAAACAACTGATGATAAGTGGTTAACATGAGAAAACTAACACTAACTACGCAGGATTAACATGGCAACACGTTCAAGAATCGGATTACAACTTGCTGATGGTGCTATTCTTTCAGTGTATCATCACTGGGATGGTTATCCACAGTGGTTAGGTGTTATGCTACAAACAAACTATAGCACAAGAGATAAGGTTGCAGAGTTGCTTGATGGTGGTAATATTTCTTGCCTTGCATCTGATACTGATTGGGATAGAAAGGAGTGTGAACCTCATGTATTATACTATAATGCACGTGGAGAGAACACAGAACCACGTTTAGATGATAATGTGGATGATTATTTTGAGGCAGGTGAGGAGTATGCTTATATCTTTACATTAGATCATAAGTGGGAGTGCTATGCTCTTACACATAAGTATGATGATGATTTTAATGTCATCCAGACTAATGCAGTTGTAAAAGAAATCCCATCTGGTGTGCCAGAAGACTAAGTGGCACACTCGTCCTTGAAGCACGACGTAAAACTGCTATACTATAGAAGTTGAGAGATACGTGGTTCTACTGCCCGAACATCGCAAGGATCTATGGTTGTCTCTGTTCAGCAGGGAAATTACGTCCTTTAAGTCGTCAGTAGGGGTTCAGGTGCAAGCGATTCCCAGTAGGTAAATTTGGGCATAGTAGGTGAAACCTCTGTTGATGCCCCACTCTCTCAACACCTTTTTG